TTATTTTGTTTCACTAGAATCAATCTCCTTCCACAAGATATTAAAATAGTCTTTAAAATTTTCAGCACTTCTTGATATTATAGGAGTTCTAGTTTCTGATATTTTTAAATCTATATTATAGATACTTTTTATAGATGCAGGACGTTTGGATAAAACTGCGACCTTATCTGACATAGAAATAGCTTCAGATAAATGTATTAAAGTTCCTATTTACCTGAAGCTATAGTATTGCTTGGATTGATACCTATTAGGTTTACCTTTATTGTGTCTGTATCAGAGTCCCATGTCATGTAATCTACTACTGTAGATAGTAACAGTCTCTTCTTATTGATATCAGAGGTATCAATTTCTTTATTGAATTTATTTAAATTATCTATAAGCATATTTATATTAATATCAACTTGCTTATTTTCCATAGACATAGTATTTAAAGATTCTAATTGTGATTTTAAATTAGATAAGTCATTATTTAAAGATTCTAATTTATTGATTATAAAAGTAGATGCAGAGCTTTCGGTAACCTTGGCTAATTGCATAACTAAATTATCAATGTATGTTTCTTTTTCTTTAATTTGATTATTTATTGAGTTTATCTCAGTTTTTATATTTTTACTATTTTTAGAGTTTTCTAACTTGCTATCTTTATAACTTGACATTATAGATTTAATACTTTTATTTTTTAATTCATCTATAACTTTAGATTCAGCCTTATCAGATCTGATATTTCTACAATCACAAGCTGATACTCCTAAAGATTTCTTTGTTCCACATATGTAATAATAGATAGTACCGCTTTTAGAGTTTTTATAAGTAATTCTCATATTAGAGCCACACTTAGAACATTTTAAAAGACCTGATAATAATGCCTTACTTCCAGTTCCAGCTCTAGGAGCTTTAGCTTTATTTGCATTAAGTAGCCTTTGTGCTTCAATCCATTTATCCGAGTCTATAACACCTTTATGTTTAGCAACAGCAGCTATAGGACTATCTGTATTTTTAGCATAAGTTAGGATACCATGTATATTGTCTATATCTCCCATAACATCTATATTAGACTTTCTTAGATAATCAACTACACTTTTATCAGCTTTAACATATGCTGGATTTTTTAGGATTAAAGATAAGGCACTAGGATCAAGATTACCTCCACGAGTTCCTTTAATTCCATTCTCATACATATATTTATATAGTTTTGAAAGTGATCTAAGTTCTAAATATTTATCAAATATCAACTTAACAATTTCTATTGTATCTTCATCAACTTTAAGTTTATACATTTTTCTTTGGTTCATATTTTCATCATAGTAGTTAATTTGAGTACTAATAAAACCATATGGAGGCATACCTCCTAACCATCTTCCTGTTCTAGCTAACTCATACATATTATCTCTAACACGCTCAGCTATAGTTTCTCGTTCTAACTGAGCGAATACAGATGATATATACATCATAGCACGTCCCATAGGAGTACTAGTATCAAATTGTTCTTTAATTGATACGAAAGATATATTAAGTTTATTTAGATCTTCTATAAGAGTAGAGAAGTCAGAAACATTACGGGATATTCTATCTAATCTATAACATATTAAATAATCAAACTTTTTATCTTTAGCATCTTTAAGCATTTCTTTAAACTTTGGTCTATCCATAGATTTACCAGAAAAACCTTCATCTTCGTATACTAAAAACTCATTAATCCCTAGGTTCTTAGCGTAGTCTATGCAAAGTTGTATCTGATTTTCAATAGATTCACCTTTTCCTGTGAATTTTGATTTTCTTGAATAAATTGCTGCTATCATCAAAAACCTCCATTAATATTTGATAATAAATTACCTTATTATTACAATAATTGATAAAAAAGGTAATTTATTATATTATAATAGGTGAAAAAATTTTATTTATTAATAAAAAAGAATAAAAATATAATTATAAAAGTATATAATAATTATATCACTTATTCTTATTTTAATTAAAAGGTGAGGGAGAAAATGGCAAAAAAAGTTTTAAAGTTAATTATTTTTATCCAACAGCTATGACATTTGGAAAAGTAAAAGTAGTTAATATGAAACCTATATTAACAAGACTAGAACAAATTGATTCTGAGGTGCGTTTAATTAAAGATGGAGAAGGAAATATTCAGCTTAAATCAATGAAATATGATAAAATAAGTAAAAGATGGTATTTGGCTTTTTTAAAAAATCAAATAGATGCACCATTTAAAACAAAGTTAAATGATAATATTGAAACAGCAGAGCCATTGGATGATGATGAATTTATTGGCATAGAGTGTTGTGTTATTTATGATGAAACTAGTAAAATAATGAGTGTACAAAATAATAGAGGAAGTGTATCATTTGCTGGAATAAGTAAATTCTTTAGTAAATATATGTCAGATGAATTGTACTTACAGGCTATTACATACCAAGAAAAATATTGTGATATATCTGATGATGATTTAATAAACTATAAAAGTTTAATTATAAGTTACACTGATATAAGCGAATTGGTAAAGATAGGTGAAAAAAGTGGTAACAAAACATTAAAAAGTTTAGGAGAAATTTGCAATGATTTATCAGCGCTTAATGGAAGAATTGAATTAGGGGTTGGAAGAACTAAATCTTTTTTAGAAAAATTAAAGTTAAGAGAAACTGTAAACTTGTTAAAAGGAAATAATAAATGTACGAAAGGTCTAAAAGTAAAAATGCAAGATCATGATACCATACGTATAATTGATTTGCTTAGCAACAAAGTAAATGATGATTGTCAAATATCTATTACAAAAAATGATCCGAAAACATTTCAAAAGATATTTGATTCAATGGACAGTGCCTTTGATTCTGCTGTAGTAGAAACTTTTAATAAGTGTAATAAATTTATAAATGAGTAATAATATTGTATAGGAGGTGGATTATGAAACTTAAAAGAATTTTAATACACAATATAATATATATTGTAGTAATAGCAATTTTATATGTTGTTATAAATCACTTTGGATTTAAAGCTGAATTTATAAAGTATATAAAATTTGAAACAGTTAATTTAAAATTTCAAGATCTACTTTCTATATTCATAACTGTGTTATCAATATTTGAAGGTGCTATTATAACTGTTGCTACGGTATTGATTTCTATGTGTGATAAAAGAATATTAAGACTCATAAATAAGTATGGAGAATCTAGATATCTAGTTGAAGTAATAAAGACATCTATTATATCAGGAATAAGCGTTATTTTTTTACTTGCTATAATTTATGCAAAATTAGATTTTAATATTATGCAAATTAGATGGATACTATTGTATTTAGCAGGAATTTTATTATGTAATTTTGTAGTTAAAAGTAGTATTTTGATTAGATTAGTTCTAAGTATATTAAACGATGCTTTTGAAAATGATGATACTTTAGTTATAGAACCAGAATTTAAAGAGCCTAAATAAAAAGGTTAGATATTTTATCTAACCTTTTTTATTTCAATATATAATTTATAAAAAAAGTTTTATTTATTTTTTAGAATAGTAACTTTTTCAAGTCTTAGATTAAATTTAGATAACTTAGACTCATAGTTTGAGTGTGGTCTTAATTTGGACAATAATTCAAAGTTATATATAGCTTTATTTAAAACTCTAATTTCATTATCGTAATCCTTTTTCTTTCTATATAAGATAGCTAGCCTATCATATGGATGAGTACTATCAAAATTACATTCAATAGATTGTTCATAATACTCTATAGCACCATCTATATCTTTAGATTTTTCTAGCTCCATACCTTTTTTATTTAACTCATAACCTTTATCAGTATTTGAAAAAACATCTTCATAAAGTTTCTCGTTTTCTTCAATATTTTTTTTATCTTCGTTGCTGATCCATATATCAAGTCGTATTTTATTAGGAAGTTTAACTGAGCTTAATGTAACGTAGATATCTTTAAAATCCTTTAGCTTGCAAGCGGTAGAAGCTTCTATATAGCCTAATTCACCTGATAAAGGTTTATTATTCAATTCGCAAGTACCAAATATTTTTATAGCATTAGGATCATAAGGATTATTTGTTTCTCTAACTATGTTTATATTTCTGTTAGATCCATTTATAAAATTTTCAACGAAAACCTCCCTATTTTCAAATGTTACTCCAACTAACTTTTCATAATAAAACATTTTATGATAGCCATCAGGAGCTAATTCATTGATTTCAACTTCTTCATTGCTATTAGTATCATTGAAATCTAAATGTTCTTCTATATCTATATTATCGTCTAATGAGATTAAATCAAACTCAGAATTATTATTAAGATTATCAAATGAGTATAGTTCTTCATAATTTGGAACTTTTTCAGCATATTGATTACTATGATGATAAATATTACACTCAATTCCATTTTTATTTAGCAATTCTTTATAGTGTTCATTAAAAGGTATATAACCTTTTTTTAAGAGATCATTTATGTACATTTTATTATAGACTATTGGAAATCCTAACCAACATACAAACCAAAATAAAATAGATATTTTACTACCTATAACAATTGCCAGTAGCTGAATTAAGAAGTTTTTAAAATCTAATCGTATAAGTGGCAACCAGCACATTAAAAATAAGTTTGTCCAACTATATCCAACTTTACAATATTTTATATTACCTTTGGAATCTATTAATTTAATATTCGAAAAAGGATGAGCAACTTCTTGGCTAGCAGGTATAGTATTATCATCTAAATTAAAATTACTACCTATAGAATTATAACCAGAATAAGAACTATGGCTTGGATAAGATGATTTAGTTGATGAATTTTTACTAGATACTAATTTTGTTGCGCTTATAGTAGTTTTATTATAAATTTTATTATATGCAGCTTTCTTAGGATTCTTTACCCAACCAGATCCCTTTTTACCATAACCAGGTACGACAGCTTTTTTTACCGCTCTTTTAGCTCTACCTGTAGTTCGTGCAGAAATTGATTTCTTTATACTAGGCTTTCTAACTCCAACCTTCATTTTTTTCACTCCCCAAAAATTAAAAATTAAGACTTGAGAATTTATAAGAAATAAACTCTGTTGGAACAGAAAAATATTTACTTAAATCTTCACAAGTTATTAAATTATTTATTTCTAAAATATCAATAAGTGAATTATCATCAATTAATAATTCAGCTGTAAATTTATTTGCTTCATTTTCATATCTATCTGTAACTGAAAATGTATAATGTTTTAAAAAACAAACATTAAGATCTTTATGTAAAATTGCATGACCAAGCTCATGAGAAATAACACATTTAATCTCATGTTCATCTAAATTAGAATTTAAATGAATTATAGGAGTATTAAGTGTATTTTGAAAGAAGCCTTTAATATTGCCTAAAGGCTCATGAAGAATAGGGATGTTTAAGTAGTCACATAATTCAAATGGATTTCTTGTTTTAAACTTAGTTACTAAATTATTTACTGTATTTTTAATACTACTCAAATTTAACACCCCTTATTTCTTAGACTTTTGCATAGTTTTAGCTAATTCAATTCCATTTCTAATTGCATTTCTTAAAAGAACAAGATCATTATCATCAACTATTTGTCCGTTAAGCATAAGACCTTTTTGATCCAAAATTTGGGACATAGTTTCTTCTAATAATTCTTCTACATCCTTTTCATTTTCATCTATCTTTAATGAATCTATATTAGTGCTATTTTTAATATTCGTTCTTCCAAGTAAATAGTCTAAAGAGACTTCAAAAAAATCTGCTATTTTTGTTAAAGTATCTTTATCGGGGAAACGATCATTTGATTCATAGTAGCCAACAACCCTTCCAGATACGTTTAATTTTTCTCCAAGTTCTTTTTGTGTAAGATTTAGTGATTTTCGTAATGCTTTTAATCTTTCTCCGAACATATTATTCTACCTCCATAAAAAACAAACAAATTGTTCTATTTTATAAGTTAAATATAGCACATTGTTAAAGATATAAAAACAAATACAAACGAAAGGAACAAAAAATTCTAAAAATACTTGACTAAGAACAAAAAGTTCTATAACATATATAATATAAAGAGAACAAAAAGTTCTTAAAAGAGGTGAGATATGTATAAAAGTAATTTAAAGTTCTATAGAAAAAATAAAAATTTAACTCAATCAGAGTTAGCAGAACAAGTAGGAGTTACAAAGGACTATATATCTATGATAGAAAGAGGTAAAAAAAATCCAGGTATATTTTTAGCAAAAAGAATAGCTTTAGTATTAAATTCTACAATTGATGAAATTTTTTTTGAAAACTAAAAGAACAAAATGTTCTTAAAATATAAAGGAGGATTGAAATGAATAACTTTGAGATATTGGACAGTAGAAAAATTCTTGGAAAAGAAATAACGACATTTGGAACTTTAGAAAATCCATTATTTTTAGAAAAGGATGTAGCTGAATGGATAGGATACTCTAGTGATAAAGTTGGTCAACTGTTAAAGTCAGTTGACCAAGATGAAAAACAAACCTCACCGATACATTATAGTGGTCAGGTCAGAGAAATGTGGTTTTTAACAGAAGATGGACTTTATGAAGTTTTAATGCAAAGTAGAAAACCTATAGCTAAGAAGCTAAAAAAGGAAATTAAGAAAATATTAAAACAGATACGACTTACTGGTGGATATATTCCAATATCCACCGAAGATGATGAAAAAGTAATCTTAGAAAAAGCAGTAAAGATATTAAATAAAACTCTAGAAAGCAAAGAGATCCTTTTAAAGCAAAAAGAAGAAGAATTAGAGGTTTTAAGATTGAGAAATTATATTAAAACAATTGTAATAGCAGAACAAAGAGAAGAACTTGAAAAATCAAAAGTTACTGTAAAAGTAGATTTGGAAGTTAGTAAATTAAGATAAATTACATAGGATAATTTTCAAAATCCATTATTTTTATCAAAGAATGTAGCGAATTGGATAGAGTATGGATTCGATATTAAAGGAAATAGAGATGTAAGTGCTATGTTAAGAGTTGTAGATGATGAAGAAAAAGTTAAAAAAACTAACCCAATTAATAATAGGGTAAGTTGGTTTTAACAGAATATGGTTACTGTGAAAGTAGATTTGGAAGTTAGTAAATCAAGATAAATTGCATAGGACAATTTTCAATAAACATAAAATTTAGTGGGGGTGGTTGCAATGGCACCAAGAAAAAGCAGAGAAATAAAAGTTGAGGTAGTTTACCCAGAAGATCCATATTGGATTGAGGAAATAGAAAGAAGAAAAGCTAAATGGATACTTGATAGACAAAGAGAAAAATATGGGGATGAAGCATTGAGTATAGCTTACCCAATATGGATAAGAACAAAGGAATTAGAAGAAACTGGTTTGAGTTATGAAGAAGCTAAAGAAATAGCGATTAAAGAATATAACGATAAACAAGGAGCTTAGGCTCTTTGGCAATGAAAATTTGTACAAGGAGTGAGTTAAATGAGTATAAAAATACTTCAAAGTTTTATGAAAAAATATAGTTATTTAGGACAAGAACTAGATAATAAATTTGATGAATTAAAAGCCTATAATAAGCAAAAAGAGGACAAGCAACATTGTTAAACACAGTATTTCAAAACATAAATTTAATGAAAATAAAAAAAGAGTCCAAAAGAGGACCCAATAAAAAATTCCAATTTAATTATATATGTAGATAAAGATAACTACAAGTAAAAACTTATAAATTAATAGATTTAAATAAAGTGGGGGTGAGTTTCTTGGAGTATAGCATACATGGATTTAGCCAAGAAAAAGCAATAGAACTTGAATTAGATGATAGAGATCTATTGATATTAAAATGGTTTGTAAAATTTAAAGATAGTGAAAGAATGATATCAAAGATCATTTCAGATGATAAGTACTATTGGATTAAGTATGATGGTGTAACAGAGGATATACCTATTACAAAGATGAAAAAAGATACAGTCTATAGAAGACTAAAGAAGATGTGCAAGATAGGAGTATTAAAACATAAAACAGTAAAAATAGGAGGGACATATTCTTATTATGCACTAGGTAGAAACTATAAATTATTAATAGATACTAACTATAGGACATCGGATTTAAATCCGAAGCTATCGGAAATAAATCCCGAGGGTACGGATATAAATCCTTACGGTACGGATTTAAATCCCGAACAAAATACCCTATTACCATATCCTAATACTATATCTATTGATAGAGTAACTAGTGTAAATTTATCCACAGATTTGAATAGTATAAAAGGTATGTATAAATTATCTGATAGTGAACTAAAAAGTATAGTTTTAGCAGTAGATATATCTGTTGAAGATGGAACAATTAAATCACCAAAAGGCAGCGAGGGATATTGGAAGTATATACATAAAATATGCAAAGACAAGTTAAGTTCAAAAAAAGGAAATTAGGAGTGATATAAACTATGGGAATAATAGAAGCAGCCAAGATTCTTAGAGACATAGCAAAGCAGATTGCCAAAGATAGAGGTATAACAGAACAAGAAGCATGGTTAGAAGCTTTAGAGGTATTCAAAAGAGAATATAGAGTTTGGTAAGTTTACATCTAAGATTAGGATAAAAAATGCCTAGTAGAGATAAGGTTGTAATTTATATAAGAAAAGCGAGAACTTATTGTTTCGCTTTTCCTATAATGTTTCTTAAAGTTGATGAAGAGTTATAACCTAAAGAAAAAGAAGCAATAGAATCTATTAATCTATCTGAATCATTCTTCTCTATATAAACTCTTATATTTATTATAGAAATTTTGTAATAGTTTAATATGGACTGCATAGCTAGAATAATATCATTATCTTCTTTAGAAAGCTTTGAAGTATGAATAGTTAAATTATTGATTAATGTTTCTATAAATCTAATGTCTTTATTGACTTTATCTGGATCAATGCTTTTTGTAGCAACAGATTTTACTAATAAATACATATAATTATCTATTATTTCTAACTCTTTAATATATTCGTTGCTAATGGGTGGAGGAGTTAGAGAATTAAATGCATAGGTTGTATTTATATTTATTGCAAATAGAATTAATACAATTGAAAATACAATGCTTAATTTTTTTATAAACATATATTCACCTCCTTTATACAACTATTATGTGTAGAGGAAAAATTATAAATTCAGGATATGTAATAAAAATTTATCTAAAATAAAAAATGGATTACTAAGAATATGTCATATTTTAAATAATAAGAAAGAAATTAGATTATTATTTATAGGTTTAAATATAAAACAAAAAATTAAATAGGGGTGATTAGAGTGAAATATTCTAATTCTTATGATTTTGATTTTACAGATAACTATATGGCTTTATTAGCTTGCATATTAAATCCAAGTTTAACTATAGGAAAAGCTATTAAACAGATAACTCTTTATGATCCTAAGGATGATAAAGGAGGATATTATAGAAAGGTTAAACCTAAACAGAATCATAATTATAAAGTTAAGGTTTTAGATGAAGTTGAAAAGAAAGAAATAGAATTTGATGAACTAGATGATTGTTGTAAATTTCTAGATATGAGAAGAGCAGATATAACAACTTATATAAAGCATAATAGATTATTTAGAAAGAGATATAGGATACAAGCTTTAGAAACTATAAGAGAAGTTGAAAGAAAGCCGTTGACAGTTATAGATAAATTGAAAAATGAGACTATAGAGTTTGAGAGTGTTAATAAAGCATGTGACTATTTAAATGCTAGCAGAGGTAATTTAAATCAAGCAATAGAAGCTAAAAGACTTTTTAGAAAGAGATATAAACTTGAGTATAAAATAAGGGGTGATAAGAATGAGTAAATCAACAGAGTTAAAGTATGTTGAAATAGAACTTAGTATACCCAGTGTAAAAGAAACATTCTTTAAAGCAAGTGACTACAAAACATATCCAAATTATATGGCACTAGCACAATGTATATGTGGTAAAGAGATCAATGGGAAATTAAAGTTTCCAGAAAGTGCAGACAAAATAATGAGTGCTTGGGGAATTAAAGGTGGAAATAAGGAGGAATAGATTTATGTATTAAAAGAAAGGTAGTTATATAGGTGGTGGAAATATGAACAATAGAGATAAACTATTCATATTAATTGCTGTATTTATAGCTATTATAATCTTAATTAGTTTTAAACTATTTGCAAGTATGGGTATAAGTTAAGAATATTCCTTTATTTAGAACTAAAAAGGACTAGCTTAAACTAGTCCTTTCGAAAATTGGATATTGAGAGTTAAAATTTAAAAATAGCATAAAAAACTGCATTTAAATTATTAAAGGGTATAATCTGTTGATATCTTCAAATGTCAATTGTATTATTTGACGATTTATTAAAAAATATTCAAAAACTCAGTATATTTAAATGTAAAATTAAAATTTATGATGAAAGTTTATATAAAATTTATTTTAATTAAGTAAAAATTAAGAATAAGGGTATATAATAATTAATCATATAGATATACAAGGGTTACCTTATATGATAAATACATTTATATAGGTAGTTTTATTGATATAAATTGTTAGAAATATGTTAGGAGTGATAGTATGAATAGCAAAAATAATAAAGGCATTGTAAGAAATATCGATTCACTAGGAAGAATCGTAATACCAAAGGAATTTAGAAAGATGTTAAATATAAATGAAAATGATCCGGTTGAAATATTATGTGAAAATGGAACTATTAAGCTTAAAAAACATAATAATTCTTGTATTTTATGTGGATCAAAAGAGAATTTAAAAAACATTAAAAATATTTTTATATGTGAAAAATGTCTAGAGGAAATGAAAGATATTATTGATTAAAAGAAAAACGGGAAGTGACTGCCTATGGAGAAAAAAGAATTATTTAAAAAAGTAGAATTAAGATTGCACAATTATAAGTTTCTAGAAGCTCAAATAAACAATATAGAATTAGATATAAAGAAAGAGAAAATTAGATATAGAGGTTGTGGAGCTATAAATTATGATGAAAGAACAAGTGAAACTTATAATATTTCTAGAATTGTTGAAAAAGAGGTTATAGATAAAGAAAAGAAAATAGATAAATTGATGCAAAGTAAATTAGAAAAAGAAATAGAGAAAGCGAAAATAGAAAACTCATTAAGTTGCTTAGATGTTAATGAAACTAATTTCTTTGAATTATTTTATAATAGCAAAAATAAAAATAATATGAAATATATAAGCCTTAAGCTACACATGGATCGCAGTCATTGCTACACAGTAAGAGAGCGATTAGTTTATAAAATTATGGGTATGTTGTATCCAAACTATGAAGAACTACCATTATTTAATGAAAATAATAGTAAAGCCAACACTTTGGCTACATTCTAGCGACAAAGTAAAGATTTTTTATACATTCAGAGGTGGTAATATAGTAGTATAGGAAATTTAAAATAACTCAATTGCTTATTTCCTAATAACCCCCTCTTTATATAATGGCTAGGGTATAAATTTACCCTAGCAACGTGAGGATATAGTTTAATGGCAAAATAGCTATTTATTTAGAAGATAAGAGGTTCGATTCCTTTTAACCCTCACCAATATAACTTTACGGCTCTTAAGAGCACTCTGTAGCGGTATGGAGTATAAACTAGTTACATTTATTAGATTTATTAGCAACAACTTATTACGTTCAAAAAAGTCAGGACTTTCTCACCTGGCTTTTTTATTTTATTTATAGTATTTTAGGTAAATAAAATCTAGGGTGGTGAGATATGAACTATGTAGAACCTATTAGAAATTTAGATACATTAGAAAATATGTGTTCATATTTAAAAAAGACAAATGAAAGAGACTACCTTTTATTTATGATGGGTATATATACAGGTCTTAGAGTATCAGATATATTGAAGCTTAGAATATATGATGTAAAAGATAAAAGGCAAATAGTCTTAAGAGAAAAGAAAACAGGGAAACAAAAATTCATAGAGATAAACCCAATACTGAAAAGAGCAATTAAAGATTATGTAGAGGATAAGGATCCTGATGATTTTTTAATTAAATCACGTAAAAACTACAATAGACCTATATCTAGAGAAAGAGCATATGTGATTTTAAAAGAGTTGGGAGAATTATTTGATGTTCCTTGTTTAGGAACCCATAGTATGAGAAAAACATGGGGATATCATTACTATAAACAAACTAAAGATATAGCATTACTTCAGAAGATATTTAACCATTCATCTCCAGTTGTAACCTTACATTATATAGGTATAGACCAAGACAGAATGAATAAAGCTTATACGAGTTTTAGATATTTTTAATTTAATTTTATCTAGAATATAACATAAAAAGAGAATGTTATATTGGTTTATTTTATTTAGAAAAAATAACGATTGAAATCATTGGAAATACTAAGTATACAGTGGGTATATAAGTTGATAAAATGTATATAACACACTATTAGATATGTTACGTTCATAAGGCATTTATAATCAATTTAAACATCTAATAAATTATAGAAAAATTTGTATATTACTAAAGCTTAGAGGAAATTATAATTACTAATTATGATTTTGGAGGTATAGTTGATGTTTAAACATGATAAAAAATTGTTAAGAGAAGTAAAAGTAGAAAGACCAAATCCTCAATATGCAGTTTTAATGCAAGAGCAATTAGGAGGAGGAAATGGAGAGTTAAAAGCAGCAATGCAATATTTATCTCAAAGCTTTAGAATAAAAGATAAAGAGATAAAAGATTTATTTCTAGATATAGCAGCGGAAGAACTTAGCCATATGGAAATGGTTGCTCAAACAATAAATTTATTAAATGGACATGATGTTGACTACAATGCGGTTGACTCTGGAGAAATAGAAACACATGTATTAACTGGATTATCACCAGTTTTAATAAATTCATCGGGAGCACCTTGGACTGCTGATTATGTTACTGTAACAGGAGACTTAGTTGCAGATCTATTATCAAATATAGCATCAGAGCAAAGAGCAAAAGTTGTATATGAATATTTATATAGACAAATTGACGATAAATATGTAAGAGAAACAATAGACTTCTTACTTAACAGAGAAGAAGCTCATAATGCTTTATTTAGAGATGCATTAAATAAGATTAAAGATACAGGTTCAAATAGAGACTTTGGAGTTACTGAAGACTCTAAACTATACTTTGACCTATCTAGTCCGGGACCTAACAATCATAATACAAAGATAGATATTAATCCGCCTTCTTTCAATGAACCAATAAAAAAATAGTAAACAAAAAAAGAACTCTTTAAAAGGGTTCTTTTTTATTTAGCTAAAGATTTATAATGCTTATTTAATTCACTAAATATTACGAATTGGTAAAAATAGGTAGATTAAAACTTAAGGTAACCGTATTATATACTTTGGAGGTGTATTAAAATGAAGAAAATATCAGGTTTACTTTTGATTGTTGTTATGATTGTTTTACTAGTTGGATGTGGAGATAAGCACGAAGCCAAAAACGATAATAAAAACCCACCAAAAAGTAAATATGAAATAGATAACAAGGGGTCTATTTCAATGACAGACAAAGATTTTGAAAAATTCTATATTAGATCAAAAAAGGAAGCTTTAAAGACTATTGATACTTTAGATGAAAATGACTATTTAGAAGCAAATAAATCTGCAATGGTTATTTTCGAAAATAACGCAATGGCATTTTTATTGCATGCAATTGATAAGCCAGGTGTAAATGACAATACTGTTTTAGTAACATATGAATATGATAGTAAAGAAGATAAGTATATAAAAGGACCTATTCAATATAATCACCATCTATATAAAGATATGTAAATAAAAAGTATAAAAAGAAACTAAAATATAAAGTATTTAGATGAACTCTAGAAATAGGGTTCTTTTTTTATTTTTAAAACTAGGAATAAGTTGGGTAGTAACATGAAATATATACTTATTAAACTGAAAACTTAATTAAAAGAGATGATAAATTTGTTAAAGAAGTTTTGTAGATGTGGGAAAATTATTCCCCAAGAAATTTCTATGTGTTCTAAATGTGAAGCTAAATTTAATAATAGACAACAGAAAGTATATAAGGATTATAAAAAGAGAAGAGTAGACTTTAAAGAACAGAAATTTTATTGCAGTAAAGAATGGAAGTTTACTAGAGACTCTGTAAGACAAAGAGATGATGGAATGTGTAAACTATGTGATGATAACTTAAGTGATGTAGTACATCATATAGAAACATTAAAAGATTGCTGGAGCAAGAGATTGAATATGCATAACCTTATATGCTTATGAGATAGGTGTCATAAGAAGGTACATAGAATGTACGATAAAGGAGAAGCAACTAAAACTAAGATGCAAAATGAACTAAAAGAATTGATAAAAGAAAATTATTAAAGGGTAGGGGGGTAGTCAAAAAGTTTTTGGCTTTTGACGTAAGTCCACGGTTGCAGTTTTTTTCCGCGGAAACTCCCCACTGAAAAATTTGAACAGGGATAGGAGGGAAAATAAGGTGGCAGGCAAAAAACAACCAATTGAATTAGTAGTGGAAAATGGTAAGAAACACCTTACAAAAGCTGAGATTGAACAAAGAAAAAGTACAGAAGTAAAAGCAAATTCAGATAATATAAAACCTCCTACTCACTTAACAAAAGAAGAGAAAAAACAATTTAAAAAGATATCAAAAGAGCTAATAGATATAGGTATAATGGGTAATCCAGATTGCCACTCATTAGCTACATATATAAAAGCTTATAGTAGATATGTAAAGGTAGCTCTTAAATTAGACTCATTAGATCCACAGGAAGATTTTGAAGAATATAATAAACTATCAATAATTGAAGATAGACATATTAAACAATGCAGAAGCTTTGCTTCAGATATGGGGTTAACTATATCTAGCAGATGCAGATTGGTTATACCTAAACCAAGTACAGATGAAAAGAAAAACAAGTTTTCTAAGTTTGCAAAATAGGGGGTGATTTTATGTGAATTTAGATAGGGTTACTCAATATGCGGTAGATGTAGTAGAAGGGAAAATTATAGCTGGAAGACCTGCAATCCTAGCATGTAAAAGACATTTAGATGACTTGGAGAAGTCTAAATTAAATGCATATAAGTATGAGTTTGATATAGAAAAGGCAAATGATATTTTAGATTTTGCAGAAACACTTATAATAGCAGAGGGAGAGGAAGAAATTCCTGTAAATTTAGAAGGATTTCAAGTATTCATATTAGGATGCCTAAATGGATGGGTTACAAAAGATACTGGCTATAGGAGATTTAGAACATCGTATGTTCAGCTTGGTAGACAAAATGGAAAATCATTTTTAAATGGTATTTTAGGTACATATTATGGGGCTTTTAGTGGTTATAAATATGGACAACTATATTGTACGGCTACTAAGTCAGATCAAGCTAAAATAGTATTAAATGAAATGATTAAGTTTATTAACTCTGATGAAGATCTATCAGAGTTTTTTAAGGTTAAGGAACATGATAATACAATAATAGCTTTAAATACTAATTCTATAATAAGAGCATTAGGAAGAGATACAAAATCAATAGATGGTTTTAGACCGTTGCTTGGTATAGTCGATGAATATCACGCCCATAAGAACAATCAAATGTATAAGTTGCTTGAAGGTGGTACAAGAAAAATGAAACAGTGTTTAATTTCAGTAATAACTACGGCTGGATTTGAATTAAACTGTCCTTGTTTTAAGCTGTATGAATACTGTAAAAACATTTTAGAAAATGTATTTACTAATGATGCTCAATTTGTGTATATAGCTGAAATGGATGAAGAAGATGATATTTGGAACTCTAAAAATTGGATAAAAGCTAATCCACTAGTATGTAAAGATGCAGAAGATCTTGAAAATTTAAAAAGAGTAGGAGATTCTGCAAGAGATATGGGTGGAGATGATTTAAGAGATTTTCTAACAAAGGCGTTAAATATATGGATTCAATTTACAGATGATCAATATATAAAGCCTAAGTTTTGGAAGGAATGTGAAAGTGAAAGAACTCTAGAAGATTTTAGGGGGCAAAAATGTTATGCAGGATTAGACTTAAGTTCCGGAGGAGACTTAACTTCAATAGCATTGGTGTTTGTATATTATGTTGATGGGGTTAAGAAGTATTATATTCATTCTCATAGTTTTATACCAAAAATGAAAGTAGAGGAACATATCAAAAGTGACGATGCACCATATAATTTATGGATTAAAGATGAATTATTGACAGTTACAGAAACTTTAGGAGGCATTAAAACTGACTATAAATATATAATTAAATATTTAAATGATCTTATTGAAAAATACGACCTTAAAATTGAACAGTTAGGCTATGATCCCCACAATGCAGATGCTTTTTTAAGTGATTTATCAGAGTTAGGATTCGATTGTATAGAAATTTATCAAACTCACAAATGGCTTAATGATCCTACTGAGGATTTTGAACTTGAGGTTAGAGCGAAAAATATTGAGTATAACAAAGAAAATGAGTTACTTTCATGGTCAGCCTTAAATGCAAAAACTGTATCTAATCCAAATGGAGAAATTAAGATAGATAAAGATAGAAGAAATAAAAGAATAGACCCAATAGATGCTATTATAGATGCATATAAGTTAGCATTTAAAGAAGAAAGATTAGTAAATGTAAATGAATCAGTTGATAAGTATCTAGATATGATGGGATGGAATTAGAAGGGAGGTGTAAAAATGAACCTTATAAAAAGTTTAAAAAATCTAATAATGCCTAAACCACAAACTGTTGATATGAGAAGTGAAAAGTTATTAGAGTGGCTAGGGATAACAACTAGAAATAAAAATATCTTAAGTGAAGTTACTTATTTTACTTGCTTAAAAATGTTATCTGAGACATTAGGTAAAATGCCTATTAAAATGTATCAAGAAACAGAAAAAGGTGTAATAAGAGCAGCACCAAATAAAGCATATAATTTATTAAAGGTTAGACCTAACCCTTATATGACACCCTCTATATTTTGGGCAACTGTAGAAAATAATAGAAATCATTTTGGAAATGCTTATGTTTATATACGAAAAGAGTTTAAACGTGGAAAATATGGGGCTACATATGAAATAAGAGATTTGTGGGTTATGCCAAGTAATGATGTACAAGTTATTATGGACAATAAAGGTATATTTGGAATCAAAGATGCACTTTGGTATATCTATACTGATAGATATACAGGCGAACAATTTGTATTTAAAAATGAAGAAGTACTACACTTTAAAACCTCATTTACATTTGATGGTATATTAGGTGAGCCAGTTAGTAAAATTTTAAAATATACACTTGAGGGTGGAGTTGAAAGTCAAAACTTCATTAATAACCTTTATAAAACAGGACTTACTGCAAAGGCTACACTAGAATATACAGGAGATTTAGATAAGTCAAAAGAAGATAAATTAATAGAAGGTATTTCAAGGTTTGCTAATGGTTCAGATAATGCAGGTAAAATAATTCCTATACCATTAGGTATGAAAATAACACCTTTAAATATAAAGCTAACAGATAGCCAATTTTATGAATTAAAGAAATTTTCATCACTTCAAATAGCAGGAGCATTTGGAATAAAGCCAAATCAAATAAATAACTATGAAAAATCTAGTTATTCAAGTGGAGAAATGCAACAACTTAGTTTTTATGTAGATACAGAACAATTTATATTAAAACAATATGAAGAGGAAATCTGCTATAAATTATTAAGTAATGAAGAGAAAAATGAAAATAAGTATTATAAATTCAATGAAAAAGCTATTTTACGAACAGATGCAAAAACACAAGCAGAGTGCTTAACATCATTTGTAAATAATGCTATATACACTCCAAATAATGCTAGAGATATTTTAGATATGCCAGCAATAGAAGGTGGAGATATATTAATTTGTAATGGTAACTATATACCTATCACAGATGTAGGAAAGCAATATTCGAAAGGAGGCGAAAACAGTGAATAAAATATTAAATTTGCAAAATAAAGATACCAAAACTGGAGAATTAAAAAATGTTGGTAAGATAGAAATAAAAAATCAAACAGAAGAAAAAGCAGAGCTTTATTTCTATGGAGATATAGTTTCAGACAGTTGGAGTAGCTGGTGGGCAGACGAAGATAAATGCCCTCAAGATGTAAGTGACTTCCTAAAAGAACTAGAGAATTCACAAAATGTAGATATATATATCAATTCTGGCGGTGGATCTGTATTTGGTGGAATAGCAATTTATAGTATGCTAAAGAGACATAAAGGTAAAAAGACTGTTCATGTTGATGGATTAGCAGCAAGTATAGCTAGTGTAATAGCACTTGCAGGAGATGAAGTTATAGTCCCTAAATATGCTAGCTTTATGATTCATAATCCTTTATGTATGCTATGGAACTCATATAATGCATCAGACCTAAGGAAAATTGCTAGTACATTGGATAGTTGCAAAGAAAGCATACTAAATATTTATATGGAAAATGCAAAAGAAGGAGTTACTAAAGAAGAATTGTCGGCCTTAATGGATGAAGAAAAGTGGTTTACTGGAGACAGTGCAGCGGAACTATTTAATATAAAAGTTGAGGATGAATTTGAATTAGTAGCTTGCTCATCAGAGTTTTTAGATAAATATAAAAATACTCCTAAAAACTTATTTAAAGAAAATAAAAAAAGTGATGAAAATCAAAACCTAGATATAGAAGAAATTGCAAATAAAGTACTTTTACATCTACAGAATCAAAAAGAAGATGATAAAAAAGTAGAAAATACAATTGAAAAAGAAAAGGAAGATTTATTAAATGATTTAGATTTATACTAAATCTTTTTTTATTGCCAAAATCCAAAAATATATAAAAAAGTGAGGAATAAAAATGTCAAAAGAATTATTAGAATTAATGAATAAGATAAAAGCTCAAAAAGAATTAGTAAAGAATTTAGCTAATGAAAATAAACTAGAGGAAGCGAAAGCTGCTAAAGAAGAATTGAAAAATTTAAGTGATAAATTTGACCTTCTTTATGATTTAGAAGCTGGAGAAAATGAAGAAGCAAAAAATAAAATTAAAGATGGAGAAGGGATAAAAGTTACTCCAGAAAATAAAGATTCAGTTGTTGAATTTGCTAATGCTGCAAGAAATGGATTTAAAATAGATAATAAAATGTCAGTTGGAACTCCAGCAGAGGGTGGATATACTGTTCCAGAAGATATATTAACTAAAATAAATACATATAAAGAATCTAAAAAGTCTTTAAAGGATCTAGTAACAGTTGAAAAAGTTACTACTGATAAAGGACAAAGAACTTTCAAAAAGAGATCTCAACAAACTGGATTTGTTAAAGTAGGTGAAAATAGTAAAATAGGTGAAAAAAATACACCTCAATTTGAGAGATTAAAATATGAAGTTGAAAAATATGCAGGATATTTTACTGTAACGAATGAATTACTTGCAGATTCAGACCAAAATATAGTTAATACTTTAATAGAATGGATAGGAGATGAATCAAGAGTAACTCAAAATAAATTAATATTAGAACAAATAAAAACAATAGAAGAGACAAAATTAAATGGATTAGATGATATTAAGAAAGCTTTAAATGTTACTTTAGGTGCTACTTTTAAGCCAACTAGTAAAATAATTACAAATGATGATGGACTACAATATTTAGATACACTAAAAGATTCAGATGGAAAATATATTTTACAACCAGATCCAAAAGAACCTATGGCTCTTAGATTATGTGCTGGAGCATCAACTATCCCAGTTGAAGTTTGTCCAAATAGTGATTTATCTACTACAGGAAAGAAAATACCTTTTATAATAGGAGATTTAAAAGAAGGTATAGTTTTCTGGGATAGAGCTTTAATGAATATAAAAATGTCTGATACGGCAGCTATAGGAGATTTAAATGCATTTGAAGAAGACTTAACTTTATTTAGAGCTATAGAAAGAGAAGATGTAACAATAAAAGATAAAGCTGCAATTGTTAATGGATATATAGATACAACTGCAGTAAGTTCAGAGCATTAATAAAATATTAAAGCAAAAAATATTTTAGACTAATAATACGTTGAAATTACAAGGTATTATTAGTCTATTAAAAGTTTTGAGACACCTTAGAATCGATTTAAAAAGGTCGTTTTTTTAGCTATTTTTTAAGAAATGAGGGATTAAATGATTCTAACTTTAGAAGAGGCTAAAAAGTTCTTAAAAGTAGATTTTGACGATGATGATGAAGAAATTCAAGACTGTATAGATGCAGCTGAGGAATATCTAAAAGATGCTACTGGTAAAGAATTTGATAGCACAAATAAAAGAGCTAAAAGATATTGCAAAATATTAGTAAATGAATGGTACAAAGATAGAGGATTAATGGAAGAAGAAAAAAGGAAAAAAAGAGTGAGATTTTCACTACAAACTATTATGACTCAGTTAAAGTATGGTGATTAAATGGCTGAATGTAGATTAACAGAAAGAATAAAAATAGAAAAATTATCAGATTCAAATGAGACTAATGAAAATGGATTTGATGAAGAAGTTTGGAAAGAACATTATAAATGTTGGAGTGGCTATAAAAGAGTATCTGGAAAAGAATATATAGCTGCTAAAGCAAATAATAGTGAAAATATAGTTACATTTACAGTTAGATACTGTAATAAGGTAAAAGAGTTACTAGATCCAGGAGCAAGTAAAATATTTAGAATAGAATATAAAGGTTTTTATTATGATATTTTAGATGTTTTAGACTTTGAAAATAGGCATGAATTTGTAGATATTAAAGCTAAAATAAATTGTTAGATTTCCAAATAATTCCTTTTAAGTTATAATGTAGCTTGGAGGTGTTATGACATGAAAAAAACATTAATTTTAATGTTATCATTAATTTCAATATTTATTTTAGTGGGTTGTAATAAAAAAATAACTACAGATGGTGAAAAAGTTACATCAGAAGATTTAGTAAAATCTATTAAAGATGTACATAAAGAATCTAATATTTCCTATTTAAAAGACGATGAAAGATTATCTATTGAACTTACATATAAAAATACTAATGCTGAGAAAATATATAATCAATTTAAAGATGATACTAAAAAAATAATAAATGACAAATTATTATTAGACTATAAGCAAATACAAGAAGTAGTTTTTACTCCTTTAGTAGATGAGCAAACTTTAGGATGTAGTGATTTGTATAAGTTAGAGGATAATAAATTTATTTTAGATAAAGATCATGTTATCAATATTAATAATAAAGATGACATTCAAACTGGACTTGACATTTTAAATGGTAAATATGATTCAAGTAGCTATGATCTAGAAGAGAATAAAACTACTATTGAAAATAATAATACCAATGATGGGGCTGTCTCTGTTCCTCAAAGTGGAGAATTTAAACCAGAAACATTAATAAATGACCTTAATATAGGAAATTCAGGATTAGATCATTCTACTTTTGAAGTTAAAGATAGTGGAGATAAAAAGGTAATATCAGTTGATTTACTTTATAAAAAAGATGCTTTAGTTAAAGGAATTGTTACAAAGATACAATTTTTACTTGAAAGAGCATTTAAAGATAGTGGATATGATATAGATTTATGTATATCTCAAAAACATCCGATGGATTTATATAGATGTAAATATGTAGATGGTTCTTGGAGTGAATAAAATAAAAGGTATAAGCCTAAAGCTTATGCCTTTTTTATTTGGAGGTTTATATGTCAAGCACTATAGAACTTGAGGGATTTGAAGAGTTTGAGGAATATGTAAAAAATATGGCTTTAGATACAGTTATAAAAAGGCAAGCCGTAAGGTCGGGTATAAAAGTAATTGGAGAAGGGTTAGAAAATGATACTCCAGTAGGACCAACAGGAGAACTTGCTGAAATTAAAATATCTGTTAAAGAAAATGCCCTAGCAACAGAAGGAACTGCAAAAAGTAAAGCCTTTTATGACGTATTTCAAAATTATGGAACAAGTGAACAAAAAGCTCATGTAGGATACTTTGATAGAAGTGTTGAAGAAAACACAGAGGAAGCTATTTCAAAGGTAGCTCAAACGATATTTAGAAAGATGGGGTGATATTTTGGAAAGTAATATAAAAATAGATGCCTCGATTATAAAAAAGAAATTAAAAGAAGTTTTAAGTGATAAAGATATACTAGATTTAACAAGTGATAAAAAAGTATATTTTATTCATGCTAATAGTCCTAAACCTCCATATATAGAGTATCAAGTTATTAGATCTAGAGGAAGTGAATATAGTGAAGGTAAAATAGACTATTTAAATCACTTAGTCCAAATTGATATTTTTAGTTTAGGAGACTATACAAACTTAGAAACAATTATAGTTAATAAATTTATTAAAGCTGGATTTGAATACAATCCAGGAAGTCCAGATTTATATGAAGAAAAAACAGGATTATATCATAAACCTTTAAGATTTAACATTGATTTACCAACTAGCTAATCTAAGCTAGTTTTTTTATTTATAAAAGAAAGGGATGAAAGAAAATGGCAGCACAAAGAATATTACCAGTTGTAAACGTAAGTAAGTTATATGTAGCTCACTTAAAAACTGAAACTGATGAGAGTATAACTTTTGATACTCCTAGATACTTAGAAGGTATTAAGCAAATAGGAATAAAACCAAAACAAAATAGTGATCCATATTATCATGAAGGAAGAAAAGTTTTAGAGGAACAAACTTTACAGGATGTAAAGGTAACTTTAAATATAACAGATTTATCAGATGCAGATGAATGTTATGTTATGGGGCATAAGTTAGCTAAAACAGGTGGAGTAATAAAAAATGATAATGATATAGCTCCAACACTTGCTATTTTATATAAAGCAGAGAAGTCTCAAGGAATAGATAAATATGGAATACTATTCGCTGGAACATTTGGGTTATCAGATGAAGATTTAAAAGATAAGGAAGGTAAAGCAAACTTCCAAGCTAAGAAAATAGAGGCTAGTTTTAGACCTTTAATAAATGGATTATGGCAATACAATGTATGCAGTGACTCTCCTAATGTAACACCAGAGTTCTTAAAGAATTTCTTTAAACAAGTTACTGTACCTGAAGAAAAAACAGATGGAGTTAGTTCTGAACATTAATATAAAATACTAAGGAGTGAAATTAAATGAAAAGAAAATTTAAAGTAGGAAATGAAAACTTAGATTTTGAAATGACAAATAAGACTATATTTGATATAGATGGAAGATTTGATAACTTTGGTACTGTAATAAATGGAGTTATGTACGGTCAAAATGTATATAATAATGCTTTAAAAGTTATGGTATGCTCTTGTATATCAAAAAGAGTTGATAAGGATGGGAATGAAAATCCATTAACTATAGATGAATTAAGAGAAAAATTAACTCCAGATCAAATAGTAGATGAAATAGTAACTTTTGCATGTGACCTATATTATGATTACAGAGGAGTTAAAAGATCTACAGAAAATGAAAAAGATACAAATGAAGATAAAGAAGAAAGTAAAAAAAAATAGACTTTAGCGAAAAGCCATTTGATATAAATAGGCTTTTTTTTATTGCAAAAACACAACTAAATTTCACAAGACAAGAGTTCTTCGATAGTACATTCAAAGAAATTGTTATGTTAATCGGAGAACTCAATAAAGAACATGAAGAGCAAACTCAATCAGTTTCAGATGATGGATATGTTGAAAAAGTTGTTAGTATAGATGAAGTACCTTTCCTATAGAAAGAGAAAGGAGTGTAAATGAGTGATACAGAAAAACGAATAACCGCAAAGATGATACTTGATGATTCTGGATATTCCAGTACATTAAAAGGTATAAATTCAGAAATTAAAAATAATAAGAGCGAATTAAAAGCAGCTCAAAGTGGTTTAGAGGCATTTGGTAAATCTACCGAAGGTGTAAATAGAGTACAAAGCTCATTACAAAAACAATTAGATTTACAAAATAAGAAATTAGAAACTTATAAAAAGAGTATTAAAGATGCTACTGAAACATTACAAGGTAATATACATAAAAGAGATGAATTAGCAAAGTCTCTTTCGAAGGCTGAAAAAGCTCATGAAATGGCTATAAAAAACTATGGTAAAGAAAGTAAAGAGGCTAAAGAAACTGAAAAAGCTTTAGAAGAATTACAAAAAGAACATGATAAGCTAGATAGAGCTGTAGAAAATAATGCTAAGACATTACAAAACTATGAAACTCAAATGAATAAAGCAGAAGAAGAAGTAAATAAAGCTCAATCTGCTATAAATAAATTCAATAGAGAAGTAGAAAATACTCATAGTGTAAGTAATGCATCTAAAAGGCTTGAGGACTTAGGAAATAACTTTAAAAAAGTAGGGAGTAAAGCTCAAGAGATAGGTGGAAAACTTACTACTCATGTTAGTTTACCTTTAACAGGAATAGGAGTAGCTGCCGCTCATGTAGGTATGGAATATGAGGCTCAAATGGATAAGGTAGCAGCTATTTCTGGAGCTACTGGTGATGATCTTAAAAAGTTAGAAAATAAGGCTCAAGAAATGGGAGCTAAAACTAAATTTAGTGCTGCACAAGCAGGCGAAGGTATGGAGTACATGGCTAAACATACATGGTCGGCTATAAAGAAATTTATAGTAAAAAACAGTGGGTTAAAATTGGAAAGCTAAGTTTACAAAATTATAAGAATGTACTACCATACCAATATACAATATATGGCAGGGTGGTGCATAAAATGAAAATATGTTCAAAGTGTAAAATAATGAAAGATGAAAGTGAATTTCATAAACACTCTAGAAGTCAAGATGGATTAAGAAGTGTATGCAAGGAATGTAGGAAGATAGAAACAAAAGAATATAGAAGTAAATACAGAGAAGAAGTTTTAGAAAGAAAAAGAAAATGGTATGAAGAAACAAAAAATAGAAAAGAAGAAAGATATAGTAAGGCTCCTAAAAGTAAAGTTTGTTCTGAATGCGGAGAAGAAAAAGAAATTTCTGAATTTAGAAAAAGGGCAAATGGCGGATATTATGGAAAATGTAGAATATGTGAAAATAAAATAAATCGACAATACGCCAAGAATAACCCGGAAATAATTAGGCAAAATAAAGTTATAACAGAACAAAGAAGGAGAAAACAAGCTAAAAAAGTAAAAAGCACATTTACTAGAAAGGATTGGAAAGAATGCAAGGAATATTTTAATGGAGTGTGTGCTTATTGCGGAAAGAAATTAACAAGCTTAACTCAAGACCATTTTATACCGCTTTCTAAAGAGGGTGCATATACAAAAGAAAATATAATACCAGCTTGTAGAACCTGTAACTCGTCAAAACACAATTTTGATTTTTATGAATGGTATGTAAATTATGAACACTATTCAAAAGAAAGAATAAAAAAAATAGAAAGTTATTTCGAAAGCCTAAAGCAATAGGCTTTTTTATTTTGTAAATAAGCTAATCAATTACCAAACTACATAGGGATATGTAGAAGGTTTAGAGACTAGGAGGAATAGACTAGAACAGTTGAAACTCCCATGAAATCCACTACCCTAACGTAAAGACGAGGGTAAAGAGATAGTCCAACTCTAGGTGAAAGCCTAGTCCTGGGATAAAGAGCCTAGGCAATGAAGTTAGATGGCTGGTTGGAAAACTGGTGATATGCTCGAAGGTATAGAACCTATACTAAATTTAGCAATTGCATCTAATGAAGACCTCGGAACTACTTCCGATATTGTTACAGATGCATTAACAGGATTTGGATTAAAAGCTAAAGATGCTGGTATGTTTAGTGATGTATTAGCAGCTGCTTCATCTAATGCCAATACTAACGTTGGTATGATGGGAGAAACTTTTAAATATGCAGCTCCTGTAGCTGGTGCTTTAGGATATAATATTCAAGATACTTCTTTAGCTATAGGATTAATGGCTAACTCGGGTAAACTTATATGCTCGGTTACTAAGAAATTAGTAGCATAAACTACTGCTTTAATTCGGTAGAACTCTAAGTTGTATAATACAATATGACAATACCGAGCCAAATCAATAAGGAAACTTTTGAAAGGTGTAACGACTAGATAAAGTAAGCTAAGTAATTATTTATATGCTGAAATATCCACGAAAGGGCAGAGCCTTAACAAGTAAAGTTGAAGGTTAAGATATAGTCTGAACTATATGGAAACATATAGAGGTTAGGATAAAGAGCCTAACGATAACAAAATGATAAAAGCTAGTCAAGCTGGTACTGCTTTAAGAGCAGGATTAACTAACTTAGTAAAGCCTACGGATAGTATGGCCGCTATGATGGAGAAGTATGGAATATCTATAGAAAATAGTGATGGTAAGATGAAAAGCTTTAGAGAAGTATTAGTTGAACTTAGAGAAAAACTAGGTGGTTTAGATGAAGCTACTCAAGCTAGTGCCGCTGCTACTATCTTTGGTAAAGAAGCAATGTCTGGTTGGCTTGCAATGGTAAACGCTAGTGAAGGAGATTTTAATAAATTAGCAAATGCTATAGATAATAGTGAAGGTGCTACTGCTAAAATGGCTAAAACTATGAGTGAAAATGCAAAGGGTAGTTTAGCAGAAATGAGAAGTGCTCTAGAAGGTGCAGCAATAAAAACTTTTCAAGCATTAGCTCCAGCTATAACAAGTGTTGCTAAAGATATTACTAAATTAGCAAATAGCTTTAGTAATTTAAGTCCACATACTCAAGAATTTATAGTTAAGGCAGGACTAGCTGCTATTGCAATGGGTCCTATAACAAGCGGTTTAGGTCATGTATCTAGTGGGATAGGTGGCTTAATTGGAACTGTTGGAAAGTTTAAAGCATTAAAAGCTGCTGCTACATTTGGTGATTTTTCAAAGATATTATTAGGACTTGCTCCAGCAGCAGAAACTGCAGGAGTTGGATTAGCAGGAGCAGAGGTTGCGGCTGGAGGATTTGGTGCTGCAGTTATAGGTTCTTTAGGACCAATTGCATTAGGTGTAGCTGCAGTAGCTGCAGTTGGATATGCAGGATATAAAGTTGCTGAACACTTAAATAAAAGTGCAACACCTGCGGTAGATTTATTTGCAGATAAAGTTGAATATAGCAGAGATAAATTTGGCAACTATGCAGAAGCTACTGAAAAGAATGTAATTAAAATATCTAAAGCAACAAAAGATAATGTTCAGTCATACTTAGATTTAGATAAAAAAGCTAGTGAGTCTATGATGAATTTAAAAATGAACTCAGATAAATTCTCAAAAGAAGCAAAAGATACTGTAGTTAAGAACTTTACAGAAATGAGTAAAAAATCTAGTAGTCTATCGAAGGATCAAAGAGAAAAAATGACTGTAGATTTTAAGAAATTAGTTTCTGATACTGGAGTTTTAACTAGTAAGAATAAAGACGAAATAATAAAACAATATACTGCAATGGTTAATGGTACTAAAGGTTTAACTCAAAAACAAAAGGACCAAACTATAAAAGACTTTACAGACACATTAAATAAAAGTGTAGGATTATCAAAGAAACAATCTCAAGAAATGCAAAAAATTTATACAGACATGGCTAATAAAATTAAAGAAGGTATCGATAAAAAAAGGGATGCAGATCTAAAAAGCCAAAAAGATTTCTTTGCTAAAACTAATGCCCTTACAGATCAAGAAAAAAAGGATGCACTAGATAAAACAAAAAGTTATTGGACTAAGGAAAAGCAACAAGTTGATAAAGCTCAAAATGAAATTAATGCTATCTACGCTAAGGCAGCTGAAGAACACAGACAAATTAGTAATAAAGAGTTACAAGATATTAATAAAATTAAACAAGATATGAAAACTACCGCTATAAAAACTTTATCTGATAATGAAGTTGAAGCTAAAGTAATTCTTGAACGAATGAAGGATAATGATGAACATATAACAGCTAGTATGGCATCTAAACATATAAAAGAATTAAATACATCTAGAGATAAAGCTATTGAAGCAGCTAACAAAGAATGTGATGAAAGAATAGCTGAAGCATATAGAATGCAACAAGAGACTGGTTCAATAAGTGAAAAACAAAGGGATAAACTTATTGAAGATGCGAAGAAACAAAGAGATGATACTGTAAATGCTGCAAAAGAAACAAGAGATAAAGCAGTTAAAGAAATAACTTCTATGAACTCAGATATTACAAAAGATGTAGATACTACAACTGGTAAAGTTAAAAGTAAATGGGATAAATTAAAAGATGCATGGAATAGTGGATGGGGAAGTCTAGTTAAAAACTTCTTTGTAAATACATTCTTCCAAAGTCATGGTAAAAAGCCTGGAGGAAACTGGACAGGTAACTCACACTTTAAAGGTGGTTTAACATATCTTCATGAAAGAGGATATGAACTATATGATTTACCAAGTGGAACTAAGATATATAACCATGAATCAAGTGAGCAAATGGTTTTAGAGACTGCAAGACAAACTGCTCAAGGGGTTATAAACTCTATGATGAAAAATAAAGGTGATTCTGATGGAAATATTATAATACCTATTAACATTGCAGGAGAAGAGATAGATAGAGTTGTAGTTCCAAGAGTTTCAAATAGACTTGCTTTGAATACAATGAGAAGAAGGAGGTAACAAATGCTTATAAACAATATAAATATAGAAAAGTTTAATGCTAGAGTTTTAGAAGTTTATATTCAAAACTCTAGCATTAGTAATTTAAAAGACTTTGAAGGGAAAAACACATTATTACCTCTTTTCTTTGATTCTAAAGTAGAGTTAAATTTAATTACTGTTACTCTTTTAGTAAACTCTTTAGATAAAAGACAGTATTATTTAGACAAAAGTAATTTATTAAGTAATATGGTAAAACCATTTGAAGTTTATTTTAAAGATAGAAACTTAAGATTTAAATGTGTTTTAAATGAAAACTCAGATCAACCTAGTTTAAGGCAGATAAGAGGAAGATTACAATTAAGTTTTATAGGTTACAACATTGAAAATGAAGTCATAGAAACTATTACAAATGGAGTTTCAAGTAAAACTATAAACGGTGAAGGTAATACAAAAGTGCCTGTAATTTTAGAAATAACTCCTACTATAGATATGATTGATTTAAAAATAACTGGATTAAGCGAAGATCCTTTTATTGTAAAGAACTTAAAAGGCAATAAAACTATAGTTATAAATGGAATTGAGGGAATGGTTACACAGGATGGTATCAATAAATTTGATGATACTGATATGTGGGAGTTCCCTTTTTTAGTTCCAGGAGATAATTTAATTACATTAAGTAAGAATACTTGCAATATAAAAATTAAATACAATCCAAGATTCATATAGAAAGGATGATATAAATGTTAAATACAAATAAAACAATAACTATATCTGGAACATCAACAATTGATGGACAAATAGTAGTATACATGAGTGCTAGTTTAAGTACAGATGGAACTACTCAAGAAAATATAAATAAAGTTGTACAAAATCAAGATCTATACAATAAAAATAAAGAAGCTATAAGAAAAGATATGAGAGACTTTGAAGATGTAGTATATGCAGAACAGGACAAGTTAGCAACTAAATAATAAATATATTTTAAAAGGGAGAGAAGTATTATGAAATTATCATTAAGAAAATTAGTAAATGAATCACAACAATTAAGCAATATAGCATATAAACAAGGTTTACCTTGTAAATTATCTTATGCTATAGCTAAAAATATAAGGAAAATAGAAAGCGAGTTGCAAATATATAACTCTGAAAGACAAAAAATAATAGAAAAGTATTGTGTTAAAGATGAAGATGGAAAATTTAAATTAAATAAAGATAATACATATGACATTAAAGAAGAATTTATAGATGTATGCAATAAAGAGGTAAATTCACTTTTAGATATAGAAGTTGATATAGATATTCATAAATTTAATATAAATGATTTATATAACAGTAATTGCGATATGTCTCCAGCCGAATTAATGGTTATAGATTATATGATAGATGAAGAAGAGTAATTGATTAGTTGAATTTAGTAAGAAGGGAGGGAAGCCTCTTTTGATACATTTACATGATAAGAATAAGAAAAAAATAGCTGGTTTAATAGACTATAAAGATTTATTTATAGAAAGTGAGTTGCAGAGTGGAGAAAAGACACTCTGTTTTTATTATCCTAAAAAGGCAAATTACTATTTTGATATAGTGGAAGAGTGCTATATAAGGACCAAAGAAAACGAGTATATAGTTAAAGAAAGAATTGTCCAAAGTGAATATACTGAATTTAAATGTATTTTAAATTTAGAGGATATAGAAGGTAAGCCTTTTTCAAAGTTTGAAAGTAAAGAACAAACAATTGATAAAGCCTTAGCTCTTGCTTTAGCTGGTACTGGTTGGGTTGTAGGTAAGTGCGAGTTAAAGAAAAAGAGAACTGTTAGAATGACTAACTGCTCTAGTTTAGAAATCATACAAGAAATTAAAAAAACATATAGATGTGATATAGTTTTTAATACTTTATCTAAAACCATAGATGTATATGAACATCTAGGAGAAGATAAAGGAACTTACTTTATAGATTCTTTAAATTTAAAATCATTAGCTATTCAAGGTAGTTCTTATAGTTACTTTACACGGTTAATTCCTATTGGAAAAGATAATTTAAAGATAACTGATATAAATGACAAAAAAGAATATGTAGAAAACTATCAGTATTCTAATAAAATTAAAACTGTATATTGGATAGATGATAGATATACCGTTAAAGAACATCTTAAAGATGATGCTATATCTAAATTAAATGAAATATCAAAACCCTGTAGATCTTATTCTGCTGCAATTTTAAATTTAGCAAAGCTTAATAATAAATATAAAAATATTTTGGATTATAAGTTAGGAGATACAATAACTCTTATATCTAAAGAAGATAAATTTAAAGATAAGCAAAGAATAGTTAAAATAATAGAGTTTCCAGATGAACATGAAAAAGATAGTGTAGAACTTGCTAATACTACCTTATGCTTTGAAGATATTCAAACACAGTTTCAAGAAGCAGCTGACACAGTAGAAAATATAACTACTGATAATGGAACTATAAAGGGTTCAACTATAGATAGTATAAAAACTGAACAAATATCTGATTTTGAAACCTCAGTAGCTAATATCACAGATTTAACTGTTATTAATGCTAAAGTAAGCAATTTAGAAGCTTTTAATGTAACTATATCTGGAGAATTAACTGCCGTTAGAGGAACTATAGGAACACTTACAACTAATATGGCCACAATAGATAGTTTAACTGTTACTCACTCAGCTCAAATAAATAATTTACAAGCTAATAAAGCTAGCATAACAGATTTACATGCAACAAATGCAACTATACAAGTATTGGAAGCTAATGTCGGTAATATACGAACTCTTGTAAATGGAAATTTATCTAGTGAAAATATACAAGTAGGTGGTATTACTGGTGATAGTTTAAACATGAAAACTATATTTGTTGATGATGCAAATATAGTTAGTATAAATGCATCTAAAATTAATGCAGGAGAAATAAGCACCAACAAAGTAAAAATTAAATCTGATGATGGTGGAATTGAAATTATAGGAACTACTTTACAATTTAAAGATAAAAATAATAAAGTTAGAATCCAAATGGGAAAAGATGCTAAAGGAGATTTTAATTTCATTATTAGAGGTGAAGATGGACAAAGTGTATTAATAGATCATACTGGAGTAAAAGAGAAAGCTATAGCTAATGATTTAATAAAATCTAATATGATTGCTAGTAATGCTGTAGGAGAAAAACAAATAGATTATTCTAGTTTCTCAGAAGGATTTAATAAAGATACAAATACACATACATTAAATGCTACAAAGATAAAGTTAAATAATCAAAATCAAACTTTAGATATAGCTTTTAATTCCTTAAAAAAGCAATCTGATAGCAATAAGACTTTAACAGAAAATCACAGTACAACTATAGGTGTTATGCAAGGCCAAATTAGTACTGCTATTAATAATACTCAAATAGTTAAAGATGGTAAAACAGTCTTACTTAAAGATGATTATAATAGGACTGTTGAAACTGTAGACTCTTTAAAAAGTACCATAGGAAAGCATACTACTTTAATAGATCAACAAACTGGATTAATAACAGGAGTTACAACCAAAGTAAATAACTTTGAAAGAGATTTAAATGGTATGTCTCTTACAGTATCTGAAACTAAAACTATATTAGATAATCTCCAAATAGGAGGAAGAAACTTCCTTATAAACTCTAATTTTAAAAAAGGATTTACGCATCATGAGATATGTAATCAATCAAGCTCAGGATCAATAACTTCTACTACATTTGATGGAAGGACAACATGTTACTTTGAGAATATTGGTTTTTGGAATCAAAGTAAATATTTAAGATTAGCTAATACCCCATACGATGTAGAAAAAGGCTATATAGTATCTATGGATATATATGCTATAAATCCAGCACCTCTAGCTATAGATACTACATGAGTAATAGATGCAGAAGATAGATCAGTTCCAGCAACATCTGCTAGAAAATGGCAAAGAGTTTCCGTATACATTCCACCTCATTCTGGAAGAAATTTAAGTGGAGATACTGGCTTTAGTATATATGCTCTTAAAAATCATACTTTTACAGGTTATATAACTAACATAAAAGTTGAACATGGAAATAAACCGACAGGTTGGAGTCCAGCACCTGAAGACATTCAAGAAGAAATAAATAGTAATATATCTTCTTTATATGTTAAATTAGATGGAATAGTTTGTAGAGTATCTAGTGTTGAGGCTAATAATCAAAACTTAGCTGGGCAAGTATCTGGACTTAGTACATGGAAAGTTGAGGCAGAACAAAAGATAACTAAAGCAGCAATAATAAGTACTGTTAACTCTGAGTTTTATACAAAAGGGCAAACTGATTCTAGATATGCGTCTCAATCACAGGTAACACAATTAGTTAATCAGATTTCCAGTAAAGTAGATGTGAATGGAGTTAAGTCACTAATTCAACAGAATCCAAATGATATAATGATAGGTTTTAATGGCATAAATAATAGGATAACTATAGATCCTATCAGAATGACTTTTAAATATTCTAATGGTAAGCCTAGCATGGTGTTACAAGGTGGAGCATTATATGCATACAACTGGTTAGATGAAACCTTCTTAGGTGGAATGCAACCTATCCTCTCTAAGAACAACACATCTAAAGGATTTGGTTTTCTAGGTTCGAGATATTGTCAGTCTTTTTCAGTTAACTATGCAAGTGGATGGAGTAATGCAGATCAAACAGAACCTACAGGAATACAACCTCAACTTGTTGTTAACTTTGTTGATAGAGACGTAAGTATAGTTGGAGGTACGAAAGGAATCCATTGCTATTTGCCAATCTATTTAACAAGTTTTTTAAGTTTAGCTGGAAACAACATTATAGGGGCAGGGAAAATAGGAACAGATAAATTATTATGTACTAAGTTTTACTCAAGTTCTAATGAAAAGTTAATAATGGCATATGACGAAGAAGTTAACAGGCTGAGTATGGGAGCAGATTTGTTATTGAATGGATTTAGTGTTTTAGGAGGAGGTTATAGCAGTATATATGGAGTAAAAACTATAGGAACAGTTAATGCGAATATAGATAATTTCTATAGTAATGACGGAAAAACTTACTACTTATCATTCAATAATACTCATAGACATTTAGATTTAAGAGCTAATATGGATGTTGGATATCATACGATTCAAAATGGGTATCTTAGAAATATGTCAATGAATTACTCACTGTCGGCTACTTCTCCAGGATGGTCGGTTGGAGCAGATGTAGCGAGTGTAGAGACTATGTTATTGCAAGAAGATTTTTCAACTTATAATGAAGAAAATTATACAGTATCAGTTGATTTAGGAGAAGTTATAAAGTCTATATATGCTAGAAATAGAAAGCTTGAAGATGAAAAGGAATTGTTAACAGAAGAAAATAATAAACTAAAAAATGTAATAGATGAAATGTTAATGAGGTGATGAAATGGCTGAATATATAGCAGATAGAATAATAGAAAAGGCAAATGGTGGAGATGGATTAGAATATAAATTAATAGTTCCAAAGTGGATGAAACACAAAAATAAAATAGACGAAATATTAATAAGTAAAGGTAGAGGAGATTTAATAGTTGATTTAAAAGATTAATAATCTCTTTTTTAATATAGTTTTTTAATTGATTAGGAGGATATATGAATATAGAAGTTACCGTTATATGTACAATTGTAGGTGCAATAATTGGGTATATGAGCTATCAAAAAAAGACTGCACATGATATAGAAGATGATGCATCTCAAAAAACAGTAGTTGCTACAAAGTTAGATTACATAAGTAAAGGAGTTGATGATATAAGGCTCGATATAAAAGCTCAAGATACAAAGATAAATACTTTAGTAGAAAGACTTATAAAAGTTGAAGAAAGCACAAAATCAGCACATCATAGAATAGACACAATAGGGAAAAAAGGAGATGTTTTATATGAAAAATAGAGTGAAAAATCCATACTTTTGGCTAGGATTAGGCGGAGTAATATTTAGTGCCGCTGGAGTAGATTTTAAAACTTTAACTAGGTGGAATTTATTAGCTAATGCATTATTAGATATATTAGCTAATCCAGTTGCAGTTGTTGCTGTTGCAGCCGCAGTTATAGGTGTAGTTGTAGATCCATCTACAAAAGGATTAAAAGATAATAAATAAGAAATTAAAAATATAAGTTAATAAAAAGGCAATAGAATTATAGACTCATTGAAGTCTTTTTTTATTGTCTTTTTAAATATAAAAATATAAATTTAGGAGGATTTTATTATGAAAACAAATATGATAGATGCAGGGCATGGTGGATATGATTCAGGAGCCCAAGGTTTACATGGGTGCTTAGAAAAAGATATAGTTTTAGAGGTATCAAGTAAAATAAATAATTATTTAAAAACACAAGATATAAAAAATATAAATACTAGAACTACAGATGTATTTGTAACTTTAAATGATAGAAGTAATGAAGCTAATAGATTAGGTGTAAATTCATTTGTATCTATACATTGTAATAGTTCCGATAATCCAAATGCTCAAGGGCTAGAAACTTATTGCTATAAATTTAAATATAGAGCTTTAGCTGATGCCATACATTCTGAATTAATTAATGACGGACTTTATACTAAAAATAGAGGTGTAAAAGAGGGGGACTTACATGTTATAAGAGAAACTAATATGGATGCTTGTTTAGTTGAATTAGGCTTTATAACAAATGAATTAGATTATAATTTAATAATGAATAATAAAGACGGATTTGCTAAAGCAATTGCAAAAGGAATATGTAAATTCAATGGAGTTGCTTGGAAAGAATCTTCTGATGTACAATCAAATAAAAATATTAATGTTACTTATCAAGCTTATGTAAATGGTAAATGGCTTCCTAATGTAACTAAAGCAAATGATTATGCAGGAATTTTTGGAAATCCTATACAAGCTATATATGCTAACTTAAATGAAGGCAGTATAATATATAGAGTTCATACAGTAAATGGAACTTGGTTACCTTGGGTAAAAGATAGAAGTGATTATGCAGGCATCTATGGTAAAAATATAGATGGCTTGCAAATAAAATTAATAGGATTAGATAACTATAGCGTTGAATATAGCGTGTATGTAGAGGGAAGATGGCTTCCTTGGGTAAAAGATAGAAGTGATTATGCAGGTATATATGGTAAAGCTATAGAAGGAGTGCAAATTCAAGTTATTAAAAAATAGTATAAACATATAATTTGAATTACATAGAAATATGTAATGATACCTATTTAAAAGTAAAATAATTAAAAATTTAAAATTTTGATATAATTAAATAGATCCTACTATTATATTGATAACAAATTTTTAAAAACCTAAAACTAATAAAAAAGACTAATTGGAATCCGCCTATACAATATTTCAATTAGTCTTTTTTTATTATCAAAATATATTTTAAGAGTATCTTTTAAAACTCATTAAAAGGTAATAAAGGTCTTAGATACGTAAATTCTAAATGCTTAAAATTAATTTAATATTTCACTTAAAGAAACTTAGTGAAGAAGCTAATTGTCGTTTCAAAATTTAGTAGTTTCTAGGTCTATTAACTACAATAAAAAAGGAGTACTAATGTCAACAGATACTTCTTTTTATTATTTTATTCATTTGACTAAATTTACAGAAAAGTTTAAAATCTAACGATTATGGGAAAATATGGTATAATTACTTCGTAAAAATATTTGGAGGTAAAATATGCATAAGAAAATAATAAGCACAATAGCTATAGCAACAATATTAGGGGTAACGACAGTTACTTCATATGCACAAACTAACATAAGTGATATAAATAATCACTGGGCAAATAAGCAAATACAAAGTTTTGTGAATCATGGGTATGTAAATGGATATGAAAATGGAACATTTAAACCTAATAACTCTATAACTAGAGCAGAATTTGTAAAAATAGTTAACAGATTTTTTAGATTTGAAAGTAAGCAAAATATAAATTTTAGAGATGTAAACAAAAGTGATTGGTTTTATAATGATGTATGTTCGGCTAAGAAAGCTGGTTATATAAATGGTTATGAAGATGGAACGTTTAAGCCAAATCAACCAATAACTAGAGAAGAAGTATCAAAAATACTTGTAAGTATCAAAAATAATAAAGATTTTACATATGATAAAATACAAAAATTTATAGATAATACGAAAATATCTAGTTGGGCAAAACCATATGTAGAAGGAGCTATTGAAGCAGGATATATAAAAGGTAATCCAAAAGGGGAATTAAATCCAACTAATAATATAACAAGAGCGGAATCTGTAGTAATGATTTCAAGAATTGATAACCCAGAGAGCTCTGAAGCTAAAAATAATCCTCCTAGAATAAGCTACGATTCAGTTTGGTTAACTGAAGGAGATAAATTTGACTACTCTATGTTAAATATAAGAGTAACTGATCCAGAAGATGGAGATATACCAAGTGATAAAATACAAATAAGTGGGAATGTAGATACAAGTAAAGCTGGGGGGTATGCAGTAACTATAAAGGCTACAGATAAGCAAGGTAGAACTTCAATTAAGAATGCACTTGTTTTTGTTGAGGCTAAACCAAATAATCCTCTATACTATACGTTAGAAGATTCAAAATTTAGAGAAGCTACGAAAACTGAATTTTTAAAGTTACTTAATGATTATAGACAAGAAAATGGGAAGAAGAAACTAATAGAAAAAGATAATTTAACAAATCTAGCAGATTCGTGGTCTGTGTATAAGTCTAAACTAGGCTTTAGTTCAGAAAGAGATCATGATGATAAAGGTTCTAACGATGTATATCCACAGTATGGAGGAAGTTCAAGTGAAATTAATTTTTCGACTGTAGCTTACTATGATGTTGTACCAACGAAATTAGATACTCCAAAAACTTTAGCCAAAGCTATGTTTGATGAAGTGAAAAAAGATGTTGGATATAATGCAACTATACTAAATGATGAGTTCAATGGTATTGGATTTGGATATTATCCTAGAAGTGTTGATATAGGTAATATTGTTGTATGTAATACGTTAGAATTTTCTTTAGAATAAATACAGTTTAATTTTAATATAAAAAGAGTATCTAGTTTAATGATACTCTTTTTATATTAAAATTTTCAAGAAAATGTTTACAATATGAAAAATAAGGTATAAATATATTATAGAAAACTAAACAAATCAACTCTAAGATTAAAACATAGCTCCCTAAGGAGATAAAAATACTCTATTAAAAGTTTGAGCGCCATTTGCATCAACACTCTCACTTAATTAACTATTGCCATTTCAAAATCTAGATTTGATTTATTTAGTTTTCTTTTTTTTATTCGTAAATATCTTTCAGTTTATGTACAATATCTGTACTTATTATAGTTAAATGTTAGTCTAGATAATATATAAATTATTATATATCAAAAATGTAAGTAATGTTTAAGGTTGGTGCAAGGCTTTTTTAAGATTGAGCATGTATAATATACTCATCAAGTAAAATAAATCTAGTGGAGGGTTATATGTGACAATCGTATTAGGAACATTATTGATAGTACCTTTTGTATTAGCTACTTGTGCGGGGGTATTAAATGAAGAACTAAAGGAAGCGAATGAACAGTAATTAATTTTATATAGATAAAGCACTCAAATAGATGAGTGCTTTTTATTTTCTCATAAACTTTATATTATATATCAAATAAAATTGATATGTAAGGCTTGTATTAAGAAGTTTAAAATTATATTATATATATAGATAGAATAAATTATATCGTTATACTCGTTCATGATTCAAATGATTAATGTATTAAGTACCAATTTTAAAGAGTGCTAATATTTAGTACTCTTTAAACCTCAAATTACATAGCTAAACTCGAATTAGTTGCAATTGTAACTAATATTAAGATAAACCTAACATTATTTTTTTGCAAAAGTACCTCTCAATAGAGGTACTTTTTTCTTTTAAAATAAGATAGAATATAAATTTAATCATAAATTAAATCTATAGGAAACAGATGAACTATAAAAAAAATTCTATATATTAAAAAAAATCGATATAAACTATGGAAAAGATTACTAAATAGAGTATAATAAAGATAAGGTTTTGGTTTTAATATACTTAGTTTTATTTAACCATTAACCAATTTAGATAGTTTCACATATATTACATATAGTTGTAAGCCATAACTATAAATAGCATATCAAAAAGAATTGGTATGAGGTTGGAACTTTAGAGTTAAATAGTACTTCTACAACGTCAAAAATAAAAAGAGTATCTCATGGGTAGAGGTACTCTTTTTATTTTTTATGAAATTCATCAAATATAGTTTTATAAAGGTTAGAATTTTTAAAATTTAATAATAGGAATTTTACTTTTCCATAGAAATAACTAATAATAACTATTTAAAAGTAAAATTATTAATTTATTTAGTTTTTGGTATAATTATATTAATCCTACTATTATTAAATGTTTTTGAAATTTTTGTATACCAAAAGTACTAAAAAAGGCTAACTGTAATCTATTAACTAGTATTTCAGTTAGTTTTTTTTAGTACTTAAAAATTTACTAATTTAATTACTTTTTAATGTGTTTTAGAGAAAAATTATTATAATTAGCAGTATATTAAAATAATTTTAAAAATAAATGATTGTTATTGCAATAAAGTTACCGAGCAATATAGTAAAAATGTAATATTAGGTAATCATAAAATAAAATTGTAATAGATCAATTAAATTTAGCCTAAGATTAATAAGTCTTAAAATTTAACCTTATTAACTAGTTAGAGTATAATTCAAAATTTAAGATTTCACTCCAAAAAAAAAGCATTTTAGTTCAATTTTAAAGTTACTTTAATTTAATATGTTAAAATAACTTGGAGTTCATTAAAAATATAAGGAGTGAATCTATGGATATTTTATATAATATAGGAAGTTTTATAAGTTTTTTAGGTATCATTTTTCTATTAATTGGTTTTAAAAAGGACTTTATTCATTTAAAATTAATTAAAAAAATAGGGATTATATTAGCTTTTATAGGAGTGGGAATTAATTTTTTTATTGGTTTTGCTGATGGATTTTTGGCAAGTATATAA